TCCGACACACCAATGCAGCTTTTCGCCAGGGCAAGGATCGACTCGTCGCACAGGTCGTCATCAAAGCCCCAAGAGACGACCAGATCCCTGATCTGATCGGCGCCCTGCTCGACTTCGGCCGCGGTCACTTCAGAAAGAGAAGGCTGTTTGCCCTTGAAGCGCTCACTCAGTGCTTCAGCTCTCTCCTTCCAAGAATCGAACAGTTCAGCCAGATCCGTACGATCGCGGTACTTGAACGTGAACGGCACCATCGCCGGCGTTTCGCCAACCTGCGGGATGGCCACGTCGACGGTGAACGTCGGTTTCGGCGCAATGGAAAACTTAGCCATGAGAATTCCTTACGACAGGTAGCGAGTGATAGATGCCTGAAGGGCCATGGACACGGTTTTGGTCATGACGTTGTTGCGGGCCATGGCCGGCTGTTGCGAGATCGACGTGTAAACGCCGTAGTAGATCTTGTCCAAGCCTGGCAGGTTCATACGTACGGCCTGAACGGATTGCGCCAAGTCGGCCGCGTTCACCACTGGGACATAAGGCAGGCTAGGGTCATCGGCGACCGTGATGGTCATGCTGGCCGCCGACTTGTCGGTTGGGATCTGGAAGCCTTGCGCGGACTCGAGGAAAGCAACGTCTGCGTAATTCTGATCGCCTCCGGCGGATGCAAAATCGGTCACCTGGGGGATTTGCACCCAAGTCAGTACTTTCTTCAAACTGCCGACTCCGGAGCCAACCGGGTAGATGCTGGTGCTGGTGGTGTCGATTGCTTCCAGGGTGATAGCGGTCGCCGTTGCGGCCTTCACACGAACAACCTTGTTGTTGAGCGCGGTCCAGCCAGAGACCACAAGCACGATATCGCCGACGACCAGAGTGGCGCCGACAACGGTGCAGATGGCTTCAGATGCGTTGGAGATGGCGGAGAAAGGCAGTGCTGCAGCGTAGGTAGCCGCATGCTCGATCGTCGCACCATTCGGGAGTTTTACGGCCATTGGTGTTTCCTCTTTGCAGAAATGACAAAACCCGCTCGATGGCGGGTTCTGGGTTTGCCCAATGGGCGGATTAGGTAGTGGCGTCGGATCGGTACTGGAATGAGACAGGCAATGTGAGCACGGTGTCTTCTTGCTGCATGGGCCCTGGCTCGACAGGCGTCATCACTTGGGTGACAAACCCTGTCTTGGTCAGCAGGTCATTGAGCGGGAATAGCGCTGCCAATTCATCGACCAGTCCTTCCGCTGCGCCGGAACCGCCACCGGATGGCGTCACGATCGTGATCTGAAACACTCCGGTGTACAAACGGTGAGCTCCAGCGAGATCGTTACTGCTCGTCCCGGCAGGCAGTAAGAACGCACGAAGATAGGTCTCGCTCGCTGTCGGGGTGAAAGCGACGTTTTGGTAAGCGATGCGCAAAGTAGGACTGCGCGCGGCTGCCCACGTCTTCAATCTGCCCTCAAGCAGGGAGCGAATGATCTTATGGCTCATACCTGATTATTCCTGATGGCATCATCAACGATCTGCTGGAAGCGAGCCACGGTGATGCGAACCATGCCGCCTGGGGCTTGCTGTGAGTGCCCGAACTCCAAAGGAATGGCATAAGGCAGGTTGTTGATGAGGTAGGCAGTCTGCCCTGCAGTGAAGTCGCTGACGGCTGAAACCAGCGCGGCGATCGTCTCTTGCCCGCTCGGATCAACCTTATCAAACGTGACGTTTTCGACGACATCAATTGAAAGATGCCAGTTCGCACGGAACCGCCCGCCAACATAGCCTTCAGGCGCGACGATATCCATGCCATCGTTCAGCTTGCGGCCTGACTTTAGTCGTCCGGCCTTGGTCAAGTTCGCAGGGTCGCTGCGCAAGTCGCTGTTGTGATCGTCCACAGCTTTGTTGTACTGGCTCGCCACCGCGTTCTGCGCCCAGATCTCAGGATTCCCCACCGGTGACATGCGGATGACGCTGCTGCCGATCTCGATGATGATCTCGCGCAGACTGGAGTCGATGGCTTCCGTGGCTTGCTGGGCAAATTCGGCAAGACTCAGCGCAAAGCTTCCGGACTGGCCGGAGCCGGCGCGACTCACGACCGCACCTGCAATTCGTACAGAATCGGTGTGCCTGCTGGGTTGATCTCTTTCAGCGGTGGAACGATTGACCAGGTGCGACCTTGAGCGATTACCTTGTTCAGCAATCCCGGCGCCCATGCGAGCCCCTGCGCGGCGATCTTGAGCTTCTTGTCGCCCTGCTTGATGAGGCTGTTGTTCTGAAATTCTTGGCCGGTGAAGTCGATCAGCATGCCTTGGGCGGTCTGATCGATCACGGTGTCGGGTGGCGTGGAACCGGTCTCCGGATCGTACTCGCCGACGGTGGTCGCTCGGATAATCACGAGTTGGCCAAACTCCGTGATCATCTCCAGAGCCAACGCGGCCATTTCGTCGTAGAAGGCCATGGTGGCTCCGATTCAGTTATGCGCGGACGGCGAACAGGCCCCGCTTCTGTAGGTAGTCGGCAAACTGCGTGGCACTTGGCCGATCCGGCGCCGCCGGCAACAGTCGGCCGCTGGTGTTGGAGATCGTGGCGTACTCGCGAGTTACCGCCCCCTCGACTCGCTCCAGTGTCACCGCGCCCTTGCGCTTCTCGATCGGGTCGATATCGTCGGTGTAGATCTCGGCGGCCAGCGCCATCTGGCCGTACTGGATGCGCGCCGGTAGGTAGTTGTCAGGCTTGATCTCGCAATCCAGCTCAACGCCCCGACGCGGCCAGGCCAGTGCCTGATCACTGCTGGTCTTGCGCCCTTTCCAAGTCATGCCATCCATCGCCAAGGCGGCCCGGCGCAACAGCGCTTCCTGTGCCGGTACATCCGCAGGAATAGCCACGCCAAACTTGCCGGCGTAAATGATCAAGTCCGCGGCGCTTGCGTAGCTTTCGGCGTCAGGCTTGCTGGTGCCATCCTCGATGATGAGTGTCATGGATCAACTCGCTGGATTGAGCTTTGAATGATTGGCCGTCGGGTTACCGACAGCCAGCAGTATCACGCCTTGGCCAGATCAGCGACGAGCTTTTCCAAGGATTCTTTTGAGGCGTTCACGCGGTAGCTCACGCCGGCCTTATCGAGCGAAGCCTTCAGGGCTTCTACTTCCTGCCCTTCGCCCGCCCTCAACTCTGCGAGCTCGTTACGCAGCCTTTCATTTTCTGCCGCGAGCTCATCACGCGCATCGGCCAGATCCACCATCTGAAGGCGGATACCGTCGAGCGCCTGAAACAGTCGGATTGCGAGCTCGCCAGCTTCCGGTTTTTGAATCTCGCCGGCGTCGAGCCCATCAATGACAGTACGGATCGTATCGCTTTCGATCTGGAGCTTGCCAATCAACTCTTCCAGCACGACTTTGTCGTCGCCCGCTACAGCCACCACCAGAGGTGCCGCCACTTCCTTCAGCGTCACTTCGGGTGCTGACTCAGTTTCGCCTTCACGACTGTCCGTCACGTTGGCATCGACGATGATCAGGCCCGCCTTCTTGGCAATGGCCTTCACGTCATCCTCATAGCGGTGAAATGGGCCCGGCAGGTACCACACGTTGTTATCAGTCATCACTGTCACTCCGCTGAGCCAGGGCAAACGCCCCAGCTCAGATTGAAGGGTTACTTGGCGGCGTCACCGATCAGGGCGACACCGGCGGTGTCCTTGATGCTGGTGGCGGTCTTGTCCCAGTTGGTGCCGGTAGCCAGCGCCGCGCTGGTAGGCGACTTTCCGCCGTTGGCCACGTCCCAGGTGAAACCCTTCAGGCCCATGCCGAAGGAGTAGTCGACCTGAATGGTGGTTTCGATGCGGGTTTGACCGTTCGTGGTCTGGACGTTCGAGATGATGTCTCGGCTGTCGTGGACCAGTGCCGCACCAGCCGCGAGACTGAGGATGATTTCCTTGTTCGGGGTACCGGTCTGCATCAGCGCAGGGGCATCCGTCACGATGGAGGTCTTGCCGAGGATGTCGACCACGCGAACGTTGCCGGCCTCGAACAGGTTGCTGGCGTTGGCCAGACCTTGACCTACCAGCTTGTGCCAGGTGCTGCCCTGCATCACTTGGGCAACCAGACTCTGACTGGCATCGCCGAACTTGGCGTGCGAGTTGTTCAGGGCCGACTGGGTGATGCCAAGGGTGGCCGACACGTCGTTGGTTGCAGCGGCTTGGGCGGTGATCGCGGCAACCAAGGCAGCGATCGCGGTGTTCAGTTGATCCTTCAGCAGGATCTCGGCGAAGGCCTTGGAGGCGACTTCGATGCCCTGAACGGTTGGGCGTTGCAGCCAAGTCATTTGCGACGGTTCGTAACGCACCGGCCCGAAACCGCCAGCCACTTTGACCGTGGTGTTTTGCAGCTCGGTCAGGTCGACCGGAGTCACCGCGGCTTGCGCAGCGTAGCGGTTCACGCGGCGTTGAGCAGCGCCCAGGTTCTGGAAGAACGACTGCTGCAGGAAGTCGCCGGTGAAGCCATCAGGCGACAACACGATAGCGCCATTGCTCGCGGCGTTGAATGCTTCAAGCATTTGATCGAGGGTTTCCAGAGTCGCCGGCATGACGTACTCGTTGAAAACCTGCATTTGGGACAGGGACATGGATTATTCCTTTACTTGAGAGGGAGATCAGAGAAACGGGAGGCGATCGCCGCCGTACGCTCTGCTTTGGTACCGCCGATATTTCCTTTCGGGGCCCCGCCCCCACCACCTGCACCGCCGGCCCCGCCGCCTGATGCTTTGCTACCCGCGATCAGTGGCGCGAAGGCCACATCGTTTGCGAATTCTGCTTTCAGCTCATCCAGCGTTGCCGCCGAGAGCTTGCCCTGCTGGTCGAGAACGACCACAACAGGCTTCCCGTCGCGCTGCTCGACACTCAACCGGCGTTCGATGTGCGGCAAAAGGGCTTTTGCGCTGCCCGGGATTGCCAGAGCGGACGCGATGTCAGTAGCGGTACGGCCGACGGTCAGATCCCGGATCTGAGTGCTCAGCGTTCCACGCTCCTGCTCCAGCATGCCGTTCAGCTCAGCTTCGCGGCGGTTGTACTTGTCGGACCAGGACTTTTCGAGCTCTTCGACGTTGCCCGATTTGCGGGCAGCATCTTCTCGCTCCAACCGAGCCTGATCTTCAGCTTCTTTGCGGGCTTTCTCGGCGGCTTTCTTCTCACCGAGCAGCTCGTCGACCTTGGCTTTCAGGCCGGATACGTCTTCTGGTTGTGGCAGACCTTCAATGCCGAGTACGAACTTGCCGTCCTTCTCGGTGTAAAGAGCGCGCATGGCTTCGTCGACACCATCCAGGCTGTCCAGTTGGAATTTCAGCATTTGTTGTCTCCCAGAGACGTGGGTGCAGGCCCTGCCTGCAGGCATAAAAAAACCCGCCGAAGCGGGTTTGATGTAGTAAGTATTAGTCAGAGGCCTAACGCGACTTCTAAGCGCACCGCCTTTCGGATCTCTTCGCTCATTTGATTGACCTCCAAAGCCCTTGCCATGGGTGAGTCTGCCGCAGCGATATGCTCACTGATTTCAGGGTTGTAGCTCAGCGATTTCTCCAGCGCTCTGTAGAAATCACCATCGCCGATAATGACCTTGAGTCTGTCGAGATGCTCAGCAGGGGATAATCCTGCCATGCTGGCCTTAGCGGCGGCTTTGAAAATAGAACTGATTGTTTGCAAGAGCTATACCTCGATGTTTAAAGGGACAATCCTGCCCTTTCAAATGCCAATGGTTCAAGCTTCTTCATTTGCTCAAGAGTCAGTGGTTTGAAATTACGATCAAGCTGCAGTTCCGAGAATCGCTCAATCGTCAGGCCGCCTTCACGGAACAGCTTCGCGCGGACAGGGCCAATGACCTTGTCCTGAAACGCTGCCGGCTGCTGCTTGAGCCAGTCGTAATAGCTGAGGTCTGCCCTCACCTGCTGGGGCCCATCATCGCCGATGGATGCCCGAGTGGCGTCCTTGGCGAACAGAGCGCTGAAGCGGGTCACCGCCACCACCGTCGAGCGGCAGTTGATGTGAATTGGCGGCCTCGGGCCCTCGGTCAATTTGAACCGGCGCTTATCGAGTGTCCGGCACTGACTGGTGGTCTTCGTGTCCAGCGTGCTGACCCACTCCACCGCCTGCACGACATCGGAGTTCTCTTTCAGCGTCTCCATGCGCGCCTGGGTGGCGACGTGCTGCACGGCAGTTCGCACTACCGCGCCGGCGTTCCGGTTGGTCGTGGCCAGGGTCCCGTCGTTGTACTGGAGCGCTTTGGTCCCGCGGATGTTCTTGATGATCTGGAAGTTGGTCTGGCCTTCGAAGAAGCCCTGCCGGATCGCGCCCATGAGGCGATGCCGCTCGGTGGCGGTGAAGCCATCAATGAACGACTTAAGCAGCTTGCCGCCGTCCGCGCCGCGCACGCTGAGCGGGTTGGTAAGTATTGCAGCCCTGATTGCAGCAGCACCTGGCACCGCCGCATCGAACGAGACGCCCACCGGTGCCGCGCGGGTCAGGCTGGTCGCTTCAAACTCGGCCTCGTAGTTGGCGATGTCGATTAGATCAAGGTTCAGCGTCTCGCTGTACCGGTCGAAGATGCCCAGAAGCAGGCTGTCGACCTCACTCAGCAGCCGCTCAAGCCTAGCGATTGTGTAATCCGTCAGGTCAGCCCGAGTCAGTCGCTCACGAATCGAGCGATCAATCTCCTTGAGGAAAGGTCCGAATTTGGCGACCTCCCCCGACTTCAGTTGCTCGAGGAAAACGGCGTGTCGAATCGTGGCATCAAGGATTGCTTGGTTTGCCGCCATTCGGGATTACCTCTTCGTCATCCAGATCAGGCCCGGGGTTCTCGGCCTCCAGCTCGTCGCGGATCTCGTCGTCGGTCTTCTCGGGATCAATCACCCCGCGATCACGCAAGTACTGCCAGAAATCGCCCGCCGGCAGCTTGCCGCCCTGCACTGCGTTGAACAGTGCAGTGAGGATCGTCGCGTCCAGAGTGATTTGGCTGAAATCCTGATTGAGTTTGTAGAGGGTTTCGCCCGTAGCGTTCACAAACTCAGCCATCCAGACCAGACACTGGCTGTAGGCCTCGCTGACGTTGCTCACCACAAGAGACAGAACGCTGTGTTCGGCGGCGCTGTCGTTGTCGGCCTGGGTTGCGGTCTTCACCGCACTGCCACGCTCGATCAGCCGGGCACCGAGGGACACCATGTCTTCTTTCTTGGCGTCCATCGCCTCTTTCACGAGCGTGTTCGGCTCAGGCTGGGCGAAACCGCACGATCCATTGGCCGGCAGCGTCAATGGCGCGCGGGAGCCAACGTAAATACCGTTCTCTTCCAGGTGATCGCGCCAAGCCTCGTCGAGGCCAGAAATCCAGAACTGAGGCTGCCCGGAAAACCACACCGAGTCTTCGTAGTCCGCGCTGTTGCAGTAATGCCCGATGTTGAGCACGGCCATGTCATACAGCGGAGAGTCGTCGATGCTGGTGTCGTTGTTCTCGCTGCCAAGGAACTGGAACGGG